ATTCTCTTTTTCAGTGATTTCTCGAACCTTTTCCCTGTCCTCGGTTTCCACTCCACCATGAATAAAAAAGACATTTCGACTCTCAATAATGTTATTATTATTTATCAAATTGTAAAGAGGTTCTCCGTGCTTTTCGACTCTGGCAAATAGTATCAAAGTGTTGCCTTTGAGATCGAGTGCAAGGTTTTTGATGAAGTTATTTCGTTTATTATGTCCGATAATATACTGAACTTCCTCCTCAAAATTCTCAAATTTATTCGGTGGGTGTTTCAATAGAAGCACGTTGATATCTAGTTTTGCAAGGTGCCCTTTCTTCATGAGCTCGTCAGTTTTGATGATTTTATAGGAAGGTCCGAACAATCCCTCAAGAACCCATTTATGAGTCTCACTTCCGTCTAATGTGCCAGTAAATCCAAATCTATATTTTGCACCATCAAGTTTTGTCATTATAGATATTAATGACTTTGATTTAAATTGGTGAGCCTCATCCCCAATCACAACAGAGAATCTCTCAAAATACTTTCTGGGGAGTTTGTAGATTGACTGCCAAGTCGTAATGATTACCTGAGAGTCCGTCTCTCGTTCTTTACCTGCGTATACTTTGTGGCAAAATGAACCAACGTCCCAACCATAATCTGCAAAATCTTTATACATCTGTTCTACTAACGATGTCGTCGGAACGACTATCAAAATATTTTTCTTGTTACCAACATAGTATCTCACAATCGAATATATCATCAGAGACTTACCCGATGCAGTTGGAGATATCAATAATTTTCTATTATGTCTTAAGGCGTCGTATACTCCATCTATCTGATAATCTCTGGGTTGATATTTAGATATCGAATTCATGTAATCCTTAACACCCTCAAGTGATATCATATCATTGGTCTCAAAAGGCAATCCATAGTATTCACTATCTGTGAATTCATATGTGTATGCGTGATCTTTACAGAATTGTATGATTCGATCAAGTAGTCCTATGTATATCTCTCCCTTCTGCGTATTAAAAAGTCTTATCTTACCGTCCCAAAATTTCTTTTTATATGCTGGTGAAAACTTTGCATTTGGAATATCAAAGGTGAATTGATCAGACAACTCATAGTAGATATGAGGTTCTGCGTGTATCTTTAAATACACTTCATTCTTTTTTGATATAATCAAATGTGACATTAAACATGCTCATCTGATTTTATTTAGTTAGGTAAATCCAGACTGAAAACGATGCCACTCGATGGCATTTTTGATTTGATAAGTACGATTTGATATGGTGCGTATAATTTCTTCTAGAAACTTAAGGGTTGTATCATAGTATCTTATCTTTAAATCTATCTTAGTCATCCTCTCATCGGCATCTAGGTGCCTCTGTATGGCATCCTTTTCTCTCACCTTGTATGGAAATGGTTCTTCTTCATAAACTTTTGGATCTGCCTTTCCTGTGTAGTAATTATATCTTTCTAGTTTAACCTTTGCTTTTTGATCTCTTGCCTTCTCGCGCATCAAAGTAATGGTATTATAAATCGTATAATACTTTGAGTGTAACTGTGGTATTTTTAGTGACTCATCATGTAGGTTATCAGGATCAATGACAGCATCACGCTCCCACATCTCCTGAATCTCATCAAGATTCATAAAGGAGTTCTTCCGTCTGGTTTAACTATATTATACACTGTATATCGAAAAATTGCATCTGCTGTAAAGTAATTGACATCTGTTTCTGTTGCCTCAAATTCGAGAGAGGATAGACTGATAGGAAACAAATCAAAAAATTTTACAATTGCTGTTGTATTGAAGTTACTATTCAATATGTGTAGATTACCATCACTAAAAACTTCGTCTAGATCTTTCAACCCATCTTTATCAGTAGTTGCCTTTTTAAATTGTTCTGTTGTTTCTGGATATCCAAGTCCTGTTAACCAATTATGTATTGCCATGTAGTTTTCCATATTCTCATCGACTAAAAACCTAAGAGAAAATTCACCATACTGTAACTTATCACCAGGCACGTCAATATCTTTTAGATAACTTGGTTGCAATGCTGTGCCAAGAGATATCTCAGGTATACGACTTGAGTTTGAAAAAAAGGTTACCTTTGGTGTTTTTGATAAAGTAAATTTAAATCCAATAGGAGATAAAAAATTACGATTCTCAATTTGATTGGAATAAATTCTCGCCATTATTCACTTACCACTACTGCATTTTTCCACCAAGTAGGTTGATATGTATATGTTTTACCACCTAAAACTCTTGTTTCTGTTGTCGATTTTTTAGCATTTGCATCCGATTCATTCTCATAAATTTTTCTCTTATCATATTCATTTGTCCAATGATTATCTCCTGCATAATATTCATTTCCATCAGTCGGAACTGCAGAACCTAAAAGACTTGATTTTTTAATATGATAAGGCATTATTTTTCCTCCATTTTTTTTCTTCTACCAAATCTTGGCAGTGCACCTTTACTTTTATTAAAAGTGATTGTAGAAGATGACCGTGAAACACTACCTACTTTTTCTTTTGATACTTCTTTTGCTTTTTTAGCAGCAGTGGCTCGAGTTTCAATAGGACTCTCATCGGAATCCACCTCTTCCATAAATTCCTTAAAGTTTTTCATATTAGTTTTTAGTTATTTAGAAGAGTTTTCTTGATCCTTTATGTTTCTTTTAATTAATTTTGCATACCTAACTTCTTCTTTTGTATACAAAAAAGGATTTTTCTTTCTTCTTCTAATTATCAACTTTGCTGCTTTCTTATCTTCCATATGAGTATTTATACACAAAAAAAAGACCCCCGAAGGAGTCTTTTGAAAATATGTAAAACATATTACATAAGGTTCTTAACTTGTACTCTTCTATAGTATCTGTTAGAATCAGCAACAAGTTTACCGACACCAGCAACAGTACCTTGAGCAAATGGGTTTGCAACGATACCATATCTGGTCTTAAAGCCGATTTTTGGCTGGAAGGAGTTCTCTCCCACAGCACGAACCATCTGTAG